CGTAGTATTAAATCAAACATTATTTAATGGTGATAGAAAATTAGTAACTCACTATAATAATGTCTCAGATAGCACAGGTGGCACAACAACAATTGTTGACGCTACTGCAGCTGCTAACCAACGTTCAGACGGAACTTCTTTAAGTAAAGTTGTTTTAAACAAAATATGGTACAGTGTTTCAATGACTGCAAAAGTAGATGCAGTTAGACTAGTTTGGGATGCGGATACAGATGCAACTTTCTTAACTTTAGAAGGTGACGGATATTTAGATTACAGTTCTATAGGTGGTCTTAAAAACAACAACGCAACTGGTGTAACCGGTAGTGTTAAGTTTGTATTCCCGGCGTGTACATCTGGAGATTCGGCAACTATTACTTGCGAATGGCTTAAAGTTTATTAATAGGAGTAGCTAATGGCAAACACTACTTCAGGAACAGCGACGTTCGATAAAACATTTGTTATTGATGAGATAGTTGAAGAGGCTTATCAAAGAGTAGGTGTAGATCAACTAGACGGATATCAAATAAAATCTGCAAGGCGATCTCTAAATATTATGTTTCAAGAGTGGGGAAACAGAGGTCTTCACTATTGGGAGATAGATGAAACTAATATTGATCTGATAGAAAACCAAAACACATATACATTTTTTAGAGCTAGCAGTGATGGCACAAGCGCTGTGACCACACCAACAAATGGTATTTATGGGGTAGATGATATTCTTGAAGCAACTTACAGATCAAACAGAACACAGAGCACACAACAAGATGTTGCTATGACAAAAATAAGTAGATCTGAATATTCTGCACTATCAAATAAACTGACTACAGGACAGCCAACACAATACTATGTGCAAAGATTAATTGATCGTGTAAACATTTTTGTTTATCCAACTCCTGATTCTACAGCTGCTAGTAGAGATATGCATTTGTATTATGTAAAAAGAATACAGGATGCTGGGTCATATACAAATGCAACAGATGTTCCTTATCGTTTTGTACCTTGCATGGTTTCAGGTTTAGCTTTTTATTTAGCACAAAAGTATAAACCAGAATTAACTCAACAAATGAAAATGTTGTACGAAGATGAATTTAACAGAGCTCTAACAGAAGATGGATCTTCAACTAGCACTCACATAACACCACAGGCTTATTACCCAAATGTCTAATTACGCATCAGGAAAAAGATCAAAAGCAATATCAGATCGTAGTGGTATGGCTTTTCCGTACAATGAAATGGTGAAAGAATGGAATGGATCTCTTGTGCACAAATCTGAGTTTGAAGCGAAACACCCACAGATAGAAGTAAAATCACACAAAGCTGATAAACAATCTTTAAAAAATGCAAGACCAGATAGAGTAGAAACAGCGGCTCCTATTCTTTTACCACTAAATGCTTTTAAAACTGCAAACTCAGGGACAAGTGTTATTACCGTCACTGATCCTAGTCATGGTAGATCAAGTTCTAGCACCGTTAGATTTTATGATGTTATTGGTTTTGACGGCATAACAGGCACAAATATTAATAGATCTGCTGGGTATACAATAACCAAAGTTGATGATAATACTTATACATTCACTGTTGCTACAGACACTGCAACAACAGGCAATATAAGAGGAGGAGGGGGCCGAGCTTACGCTGGTCCTACTAGCATAACACCATGACCACATATTCTGAACTAGTAACACAAATTAGAGAATACACAGAAACAGACAGCAATGTTCTTACAACGACTATTGTTAATGATTTTATAGAACATGCTGAATTGAAGATATTTAGACAAGTTGATCTGGATGTTTTTAGAAAATATAAAACTGCCACTTTAACAGCTGGTGACCCTTTTATTTCTATGCCAGGCGCAATACCAACTGATTTTGAATATGCTAGATATATAAATATATTTGGAACCTCTGGCTTATCAGGGTCTAGTCTTACAGCCAATGAAAGAGTGTTTTTGGACAAAAGAGACCCTAGTTTTATGAACGAATATAGAGCAGACAGAACAGCAACAGGAGTGCCAAAATACTACGCAAACTGGGACAACGACACAATACTTCTTGCTCCAGCACCGAATGCAGCATATACTATTGAACTAGCGTATAATGCGCTACCAACAGGACTGTCATCAAGTAATACAACCACTTGGGTCAGTAACAACATGCCTACATTATTGTTGTACGCCTGCCTAACGGAAGCTTTTAAGTTTCTAAAAAATCCTAATATGGCTAGTATGTATGCTCAATCATATCAGGAATTGTTAACACCTTTAGCTGCTGAACAGATAGGACGCAGAAGAAGGGATGAATATAAGGATGGAGTGGTTAGAATACCTATTCCATCTGCAAACCCATAAGGAGAAAATAAATGGCAAATGTAATATCTGATGTTTTTAAAGAAGAGTTGCTTAAAGGTAACCATGATTTTGATGGTGGTGCCACTTATAAAATAGCTCTTTATACATCATCTAAAACTGTTTCTGTATCTGATCCAACATCATACAACACAACAAATCAAATATCAGGAACAAACTATACCGCTGGTGGTAACACTTTAGCAAACCCTGCTGTAGGAAGAACAGGATCAACTTCTTTTGTTGACTTTGACGACACATCTTGGACAACTGCAACTTTTACAGCAAGATACGCACAGATTTATCAATCAAGTGGTGGTGCAGCTTCTGGAAATAATTCTGTTTTAGTTTTAGATTTTGGTGGAGACTTTACAGCAACAGCCGGAACATTTACAATTCAGTTCCCTGCAAACGATTCGAGTAATGCTATATTAAGATTGTCGTAGGAGGTTAAATGGCGTTAGTACTTAACGATCGAGTAAAAGAAACCTCAACAACAACCGGCACGGGGACATTAAATTTAGCTGGTGCTGTATCTGGTTTTCAAACTTTTGTTGCAGGCATTGGTAACAGTAACGTCACCTACTATGCTATCGTCAATGACAGCGGCACAGAGTTTGAGATTGGTATCGGCACGGTCACCGACGCATCGCCAGACACATTATCAAGAACAACTATTTTAGAAAGCTCTAACAGTGATAGTGCTGTTAACTTTTCATCAGGCACAAAAACTGTATTCTGTACACTGCCAGCAAGTAAAGCTGTGTTTGAAGATGCAGACGGTCATGTAAGTGTACCTCACGATTTATTTGTTGCGGGTGGTCTTATTGATTTAAAAAACGACGGTGGTGCTGTATCACAAATAAAATTTTATTGTGAGTCAAGTAATGCTCACGCACAAACACTTATTGGTGCACCACACTCAGAGGCTGCATCTAATACTTTAACATTACCAAGTAGTGGTGGTAGTTCTAAATTACTTTCAGCAACCTCAACTGCTACAGTTACAAATAAAACATTTACCTCACCAAAAATTAACGAAGACGTAGCAGTAACTTCTACGGCAACAGAGTTAAATTTATTAGATGGTGTTACAGCAACAACATCAGAATTAAATATTTTAGACGGAGTTACATCTACCGCAACAGAACTCAATATATTAGATGGTGTTACAGCAACAACATCAGAATTAAATATTTTAGACGGAGTTACGGCAACCACAGCAGAATTAAATTATAATGACACGGGTTCTTCTGTTGGCACAGTCGTTGCTAGTAAAGTTGTTACAGTTGATTCTAACAAAGACGTATCAAGTTTTAGAAATGTAACTGCAACCACTTTCATAGGTAACATAGACGCTGTAGATGGTGATTTTGATGGCACGTTAGAGGCTGATGCAATTACAATTGGCGGCACAGCACTTAATACTGTAATCGCAGGAGTTACAGTTACAAATGCAACCACAGCAGCAGTAGCAACAACAGTAACTATTAGTGACAACGAAAGCACAAACGAAGATAATGCCATTGTCTTCACATCGGGTGGTGATGTAGATGGTGGTAACATAGGATTAGAATCAGATGGAGATTTAACATACAACCCGAGCACAGGAAGACTAACAGCTACACAACTAGCAGGTACATTACAAACTGCAGCTCAAGCAAATATTACATCTTTAGGCACACTAACGACGTTGACTGTGGATAATGTTATTATAAACGGATCAACCATAGGACACACAGGAGACACCGATTTAATGACGGTTGCAAGTGGTGTATTAACTGTGGCTGGTGAGATATCTGTAACCACCCTGGATATAGGTGGCACAAACGTGGCAGCAACAGCTGCAGAATTAAACATTATGGATGGCGGCACTGCAGCCAGCTCCACAACCGTGGTGGATGCTGATCGAGTCGTGTTTAATGATGATGGAACTATGAAACAAGTTGCGATGACAGACATAAGCGCGTATACTGACGCCGGAGCCACAGCGCTAGCTATTGCATTAGGATAAGGAGAAATAAATGGCAAATACTTTTAGATTACACACAGCAGACGCTATAGGAACTAGCGCGGTGACTGTTTATACTGTTGGATCTGGTATATCTACTATAATTTTAGGTTTAATTTTAGGAAACGTGACAGGATCAGCGGTTAATGCAACTGTTACTTTAGAAAGTAACACAGATCACGATGATGGTGCAGGCAGTGATTTTAACAATGACAACGTTGAATTAGTAACAAATGCACCGATACCTGCAGGAGGATCACTAGAGATATTATCAGGTAGTAAAGTTGTTATGCAGGCGGGAGACATTTTAAAAGTTACATCGGATACAGCATCATCAATAGATGCGGCGTTGTCTTTTATGGAGATAAGTTAAGATGGCAGCTAAAATACCAGCAGCAGGCGTTGATCTAGACGGTGCAATCACTGTTAATGAGTCAAGTGCAGATGTAGATTTTAGAGTTGAATCAGATGGCGATGCCAATATGCTTTTCGTTGATGGTGGTAACAACGCCATAGGTGTTGGCACAAACAGTCCAGCTTTGGCAAATGGTAGAGGTATCGTGGTAAATGGTGGAAGTAGTGTTGCTAGAGTAGAATTAAGAAATGATACATCTGGAGCTGCTAACTCTGATGGTATGTTTTTAACTTATAGTGGCACTGATGCTTTTGTTGGTAACAGAGAAGATGGTACAATACAGTTTTGGAACAATGGTTCTGAAAGAGCAAGAATTACCAGCAGTGGTCAATTTTTAGTAGGTGCATCATCTTCTT